GCCATCAGCACCCGCGCCGAAGTCAACTCCGATGACGGGTATGCGAAGTTGTCGGAGGCGATCCACCACACCGCCTCCGACACCTCCTTCGTCCACCATGCAGATGGACGCCCCATGGCGCAGGTACGCTGCCGCTATCCTACCTGCGACCGTCATGGTGTCGAGTCCGTACATGATTTCAATCGGCCTGGTTAGCGCGTCTCGTCCACAGCGGGGATATATAACCGACGGATCATCTCCGAAACGGCCGATGTCAGCCCCAATGACGACTGCGCCACCTTGAGCAAGCAGTTCGCGTTCAATGGCCTGTGCGGCGACGGTGTGGGAAATGAAGGACTCGGCATCAACTCGTGGAAAGAGGCCGCGGACGCGGACGCGGACGAAGTCACTGTCTTCACCATAGTCATCCACCCATCTTTGAATTTGTGCCTTGTTCGAGATCGGCACGGTGCGAGAGTCGATCGCGGCAGTGGACCAGCGGTGCGCGAACCTGCCGCCAGGGAAGCACTCACGGAACCGTCCCTTGTTCCTCGTCGGGTTGCCAAAGACACACCAGATGATCTGCGTGTCGGTGTCCGTCAGTGCGCCCTCGGTGACCTCCCATATGACATCTGGGATGGACGAGCCCTCGTCGAAGAGGACGACGATACGCTTACCGTGGTTGTGAAGACCGGCGAATGCTTCCGTGTTCCGCTCAGACCAGGGCACCATGTCGACGCGCCAAGTCTTCTCATGGAGCGGGTCCTTCGCGAAGATGGCAGTTGCCGTCATCACGAAGTACTCGCGGGCGATGAAGAGGCGATGCCACTTCGCCACCTCGGCCCAGGTCTTCGTCTTGAGCTGGTTCTCGGTGTTGGCGGTAACGACGCCCTTCGTGTCTTCGTAGGTTGAAACAGCCCACCAAACTATACAGGCCATGAGGGCAGACTTGCCGATGCCGTGACCGCTGGTACGCGCGATCTGGATAGCCTGATCGAGGGTTATGAGACCGGCGCCCAGGTCCTGGAGGACTTTAATCTGCCAGTCGAGCGGCCCGTTGTAGTTCTCGAGTTCGCCTGGCTCGCCCCACGGAAAGGCGAACAGGACGAACCCGTAAGGGTCCGATGAGAATGAGCCCAGCTCTTCGAGGAGATCAAGAGACATTGGGTCAGGCGGGAAGCGGGGTGAGGACGAGCAGCGCGGCGAACACGGCTGGATTGGCCGAAGTCACTATGAACTCCTCCGAGTCGGTTGGCGCATCATTCTCGAACGCGGTCAGGACAGCCTGTACCGTCGCGGCCTGCAGGTTGCCCTCCTTGGGCTTCGCGGAGGGAGAGAGCGTCGTGTAACCAGTCGAGCTGGTCGAGAGGGTGTTGTCGCCTGGATCGGTCTCATCCACACAGACCACGAAGACCTTGGCCGACTGGTAGGCCGATAGGTCGAGGCCGGAGAAGACGGTCCACGAAGTCGCACCTGAGGTGCCAAGAGGGCCACGAAAGGCCAGGATGGTATCGCTCATTATCTTATTCCCCTTGCTAAGGAGGCTCACGCCCCGACTGCAGTCTTGTACGCTTGCACACCGTTGTAGAGGTCGAGCTGCTCGGCGGCGTTAAGCGAGCCACCAAAGCCGCCTCCTAGATATTGTCTTCCGGAGATGTTGCCAGTCAGGCTACAACCGATGACGATGTTGCCGTTGGGAAGCGCGGTCGCGGTCTTGGCGGCCTGGTTGAGCGTCAGCGCGGCGCCGTTGTCGTAGGCTTCCTCAGCAGCATTGCCGGAGCGGTTGAACAGGCGAAGCCCAAGGCCGTCGGCGACGTTGACGGTGTTGTTGTGGCCGATGCCGCTTGTCGTGCTGTTGATAGTGAAGCCGGAGTTAGTGGTGCTATTCCACGCTCCCGCCTCGAGCAGCCCCTCCCTGACGCCCATGTCGCCGAAGGCGCCGTTGATCCCCGGCGCCGCCGAGGTCAGCGACCAGAACCAAATGTGTGCGCTGTTGAGGGAATAGTGCCCACCAGCGCTTGTTGGATTGAAGCCGGTGTCGAGATAGGAGCCTGTTGCGGCAGTGCCGGTATAGATACCTGTATAGCCTCGATCGGCAGTAAAGGTTGGGGTGTTGAACAGGCTGATATTGTAGGCGTCAGCGATCCAGTTGAGACCGGCCGCTTGTGCATCTGCCGCAGCGAAGATGTAGAATGCATCCAGCTTCGCCCAGATGTTCGTACCAGAAGTTGCTCCGCTCTTGAGCGCACCAATTAGGTTGTTGATTGCAGTCTTGTGCGCCGTGTTGGGCTGGTTCGTCATGCGAGCGAACAGTGCCGTTGCTTCGGTAGAATAACTCGGACCGACGGTGTAGCTGCCGCTTGCGATACGGATGCGCTCGATCAGCGAACCAGTCGTGACGCCGGTCTGTGCTTCCAGTCCATCAGCGATCCGCTTCAAGTAGCCGTTCTCATTGAGGTTTTCCTCGGCGCCCGATGTGCCGGATAGGACCTCGATCGCGCGAGCGGACCGAAGTTGGTAGCCATTGATGTTCGCATTCGCGCTGGTGGAGGCACTAGCCATTGTCTCGAGTGCAGCGGCGATGCGCTTCCAATAACCCGCCTCGTTAGCGTTGGCGCTCGTCGAAGCGCCCGCCGTGGTCTCGAGGGTCGAGGCTATGCTGGCGAGGGTTGCGCTCATACCGTCCTCGCTTTATAAGCACCGCTCGGAAGACGGTAGACTCCATCTATAGGAAGACCTGCGGCCGCAGCTGCCGTGTCATCAGCGTACACCGGCGGGAGCGCGCTCTCAACGCTGCCGACGCCGGTGTCAGCCTGTTCGGCAGTTTCCTGCGCCACACCAGCCTTTACCTGCTGCTGTGCGATAGCGCCTCGGACGACCTGCGAGAGCCGTGTGGGAGGAACGGCTTCATGCCTCATTAGTCAGCCTCCGTTGCGCCACCCGTTCCCGCGCTGCCTGCAACTTCTTGGCCATGTCTACGTTCACATTAACTTGTGTAGACTGCGGCCCGAAGCCGGTCCGGTCCGCTCCGAGCTTCGTTAGCTCTATCAGCTGTCCGACCGACATCGTCTTCTCGTCAGCCTGCATGTCGGCTTCAAGCCGCTCTCGCAGTTCCATCGCGGCATCTTGCGACAAACCAGCGAGGATACCGTGCATGTCGAGGTACTTCGAGGTGACCTCCTTGCGGTAGAAGGCGAGGAGTTCCTTAAATGCCGGGTCTGCCTGCAGGATGCTGACACGGGAAAGGACATAGCCGCAGGTGACAGCCGCATCGCCTGGTTCCATCCCCTCAGCCAAGCACCGGGCGAGCGCGTGGTGCCGTTCGCTGAGACGCTTGAGCGGCGCCGCTCTCGAGCCCTTTTCCTCCTGCAGCAGCGCAATATCGGTCGCGTCAAGCTCGCGCACCTGCACCGCCGTTAAGACTTTTGAGGCTCGGCCGCTGATCCGGAAGACATCGTTCATCGCGAGGCGATCATACCACATCAGCGCCCCGGGTGCCATACCTGTTGGAGCCATATGCGAAAACTGGCCTATAATTTGCGAACGGGGAGGTATTGCGCGGGCCCCCTCCCCCTCCGGCGAAATACCCCCGGGCGGGATGGTCGCTTTGGGAGGGTTGCGGCTGCAGTGGCACGATGGACCGTGTACGGAAAATGCGACGAGCCGTTGCATATGGGTGCGATATGGGGTTGACACATACCGCGACTCGCGTATGGTGATGTTGTCGCAATCCCGCGACTCGGAGTTGAAACCATGGAATATAATCGCACCTTCACCCATCGCACGTTCGGCAAGATTGGGGACGTTACGTTCACGGTGCCGAAGGGCAAGTTTGCGCTCAACGGCAACGACCTGTCGGATGCGTCGGTTGCGCACCTCATGACGTTCGCACTGCAAACCCTGCAGGACGCATACGCCGGGGCGAAGACCACCGACGAAGCGTTGGGCGCGTTCAACGCCAAATATGACAAGTTGATTAACGGCACGATCGGAACGCGCTCGGGCGGCGATGGTGCGGACGAGCGGACCCGTGTTGCGCGGTCGGTCGTGATGGCTGCGGCGAAGGTGAAGTTCGGCGCGAAGTCGCCGGAATGGGCGACGTTCACGGGCCTCGCGGATGACAAGCGGAACGCCAAGCTTGACGCATGGTATGACGCCAACAAGGCCGCGTTCGACCCGGCCATCGAGGAGGAGATGGCGCGTCGGGCCGCGAAACGTGAGGCGAAGGCCGCGTTGGCCGGGGCCGTTGCGTTCGAAATGTGAGGACGAAACCCTCGCACGTAAATATGCGGCGAGGGTCCGGTCGTAATGCGGCCGCTGATGAGTCCAATTTCAGGAGTCGCACCATGAAGACGTTCATTGATTGCGCCGATCCGAAGGCCGCACGTCGCCAATATCGGCAATGGCGCAAGATTGGTTATTCACGCCCTTCTGCGCGGCGAATGATCCAAGCCGAGTTCGAACGTGACGGCGACATTGCGGCCCTCGCGTTGCATTGGGTTCGGCAGAATACCAATCAAATTCGCGGGATCGAGTTTGGGCGCAAATCAGTAATTTACCCCTGAACTGTTCGTTCGGAAACCAAAAGTCGCCTCTGGGAAATTCTCGGGGGCGGCTTTTTTCGCATTTCGATTGCCGCTCGATTTTCCATTTAAAGCCATATTCGAACTTTTCCCCAAATTTTTCGCCAGTGACTGTCTGTTTTTTGTTTATTAAGAGATTTTTTTTTTTTTAGGAAAACTGAAAATGGGTTGCATTTTGAAACGAGCCGGGTATGGCCCTATGCACACGGAATACGACCATACCGAGCATCGGGGTATGGCTCCATCCGGGTTTTCGCGGCGCATCGGTCGATCGGAAAATGCGGCCCCCGAGGGTTCCCCAGCCACCACATCGGGTTTCCGGAACGTTACAGCAGGGACCACACATATGGTTGCACCTTACCGGCGCGGTTGCAATGAACGGGGTTTTGTGGTATATAATGGCGGTGGCGCAACCTCGCGCCCGCAATAGTGGAGGAAACAGTGAAGCTATTCAAACAGTATCGCCGAGAGCGGGCACTGGCTCGTTTCCATGTCCTGCCAGAAGCGGAATGGAACAGGACACCTCATAGTCGCGACCGCAAAGTCAACGGCACGTATGCCGAGTACGTCGCTCGCAAGGAGCGGGAATGGGAGGCACTCACAAAGTATTTGTGAGAGCGGTCGCACCCAACCCAATTGAAGGAGTTGCAATCATGTCAGCAATCATAACAGCGACCGCTTACATCGGCGATGAACCTATGAAGGATCATACCGACGAAGTCATCCTCTGGTCAACGGAAAGCAGCACAGACCTGCCGTCAGAGTACTTGGGCGAGTGCGCGGCAATCGCACTTTCGAAGGCATGGCGGACCGGGATTGACCCGGCCCTTACCGAAGGCTTCCATCTCCGACTGACTTTCAAATAGGAGTTGCAAACCATGAACATCGAGTCAGACATTGTGCTCGAGCACGGCCGCTGGTGCCTAGATAGGCTCGCCGATCCGCGCTTCCTCTCACGCGACACGCTCGCGAAGGAGCGCATCGAGGCCATCATGGACCAGCGCCGCGATGACATTCGTTCTGGCCGCGCGCAGGTGTGCGTCGGAGTGTCGTCGTTCTAGCGCCGCTAGGCGCACTGGTTCTAACCTAGAAGGAGAGTTGAAATGCGCATCATCGTAGGCCGCGGCAGCCACCGCCGCGTGTTCGAGATCGGCCACCCGCACTCGTGCACCAAGGTCGAAGCAGCAATACCCGCGAGCTTGGGTCGCACACCACGCGCTGCAGTGGGGCCGGAACTGGCTCTATGTGAAGCATCGCTACATCGGCAAGGACGGGAGGTGCT